GGGACCTATTCAGACACCCCTGACCGCGAAAACACACGTTTCCTGGCATCAGAACTGCGTAACTACGTCAAGCGTATGCGTACCATCCACCGTGACCGTTGACATTAACGGACAACAACGGACAGTAGCACCCTTCACAATTACCTTAAAACCCTCCACCATAACGGCCATGCTCCAAACAAGGGGATCACATGGCCGGAATCACTCTACAACAAGCAGAAGATAAACTTGCCTACTGGCTGAATATTGAAGAACAGCTTGGCATCAATGCAGAAGTAACCATTGATAACAAGACTTTCAAGCGCCACCAGTTAAAGGATATCTCCGCCATGATCACTATTTGGGATGCTCGCGTTTCGCGCCTGTCCCGTTCAGGTGGCATCCGTGTCATGGAGGCTATACCGCGATGAGCACGCTTGCCCGTGAAATAACCATTGCCGGTAAGCAGATCACCGTTCCGGTTACCTGGATGGATGATCTGGTTAACTTCATTGACCCGATCAAAGGCGCGCAGCGTTACCAACAACGGGTCCGCATGGCTGTTGCCGGTGGTTACACCGGAGCAGACCGCACCCGCCGTGCCAACCAGCTTGGCCGGGTATCAGAGCGTGATGCTGATACCGCCATCCTGCCAGACCTTTCCACCCTGCGCGAAGAATCCCAACACCTCTACCGTAACAACGCCATTGCCGGTGGTGCCATCCGCACCAACATCACCAAGGTTGTTGGCACCGGCTTAAAGGTAAAGGCCCAGATTGACCGCGAAGTGCTGAAGATTGATGACGCTACTGCCGATGCCTGGGAGCGTATGGCCGAGCGTGAATTTAGACTGGCAGCAGAAACCCGCGAGATTGACGCAGAACGCCAGCTGCCTTTCAGCCTGCTGCAAGCGTTGGTATTCAGCAAGGCGCTAGAAGATGGTGACCTGTTTATTAACCTGCCCCGTATTACCCGTGCCGGTTCCCCCTACAAAACAAAACTGCAGCTGATAGAAGCTGCCCGTATCTGCAACCCCGACAATAAGCCCCCCACTGCCCGACTTTCCGGCGGTGTTGAAAAAGACGAAAACGGCGCACCGGTTGCGTACCACGTGCTCAACCAGCACCCCGGCAGCATCCGCCGCACCGGCACTGATAAACTTACCTGGTCAAAACTGCCTGCCTTCAGCAGCAACGGTTCACCACTCTGCCTGCACCTGCTGGACAAGACCCGTCCCGGCCAGACTAGAGGCGTACCGTACCTGACCCCTGTTGTGGAACTGATCAAGCAGCTTGGTCGCTACACCGATGCCGAGGTTATGGCTGCCGTGGTATCCGGCATGCTCACCGTCTTTGTTACCAATGAAACCGGCAACCCGCAGCTTGGCCCTGCTGCCACCCAAAGCAACCCAACCGGTGACGCCAGCCTGCAGGCAGACACCACCGGCATGGAGCTGGGTTACGGTTCTGTTATCGGGCTGCTGCCTGGCGAAAAAGTGGAATCAGTTAACCCCGGCAGACCTAACCCCGCTTTTGATCCCTTTGTCACCAGCATCCTGCGCCAGATCGGCATGAGCCTTGAACTGCCGTTTGAGCTGCTGGTCAAGCACTTCACCGCATCCTACAGCGCAGCCCGTGCCGCACTTGAAGAGGCATGGGATTATTTCAACCGCCGCCGTCACTGGTTGGTAAGCCAGTTCTGCCAACCAGTCTATGAGGCAATCATCACTGAAGCGGTTATCAATGGCCGCCTGAATGCCCCCGGATTTTTTGCTGATCCGCTGGTCCGCAAAGCCTGGCTGGGCAGCTGCTGGATAGGTGACGCCCCTAGCCAGCTTGACCCGCTGAAAGAAGTCAACGCCGCAGCCAAGCGGGTGGAGCTGACCATCAGCACCCTGGATGAAGAAAGCCGCAAGCTGACCGGAACTCCATGGGAGGACAAGCTGCCGCAGATCCTCAAAGAGCGCAGCATCCTGCGTGCTAACGGCATCACCATCAGCGCCTATGAAGCCGCAGCAGAAAAAGCAGAACCGGAACCGGAAGCAGACCAGCCGGACACCGAAACGGAGTAACCGCCATGAGACTGATTGACATCGTAAACGGCCCATGGGCCATCAGGCCGCAGATGCTGGAAGAGATCCAGCGTATCTATGCCAGCCACCTGCACCGGGCTGAAAAGATCGACATCAGCGCCATAGAAGCAGCAACCGGCAAAACCTTAAACAACACCCGTGCAAATGTGCAGATAACAGACGGCGTTGCAGTTATCCCGGTGCATGGGGTTATCGGCAAGCGCATGAATCTGATGACCCAGATCAGTGGAGGCGCTTCAACTGATCAGATCGCTAATGATTACCTGTCAGCCCTCAATGATCCGGCAGTCAAGGGGATTGTACTGCATATCGACAGCCCCGGCGGCACCGTTGACGGCACCATGCAACTGGCCGACATACTGCGGGCCAACCGTGGAGCCAAGCCGACCATGGCCTGTGCAGACGGCATGATGTGCAGCGCTGCCTACTGGATCGGTTCAGCCGTTGATAAGATCACCATGGCAGACCTGACCACCGATGTCGGCAGTATCGGCGTAGTCGCCAGTCACATGGATATCAGCACCTGGGAAGAAAAGCAGGGCATTAAAACCACGGAAGTCACCGCAGGCCGCTACAAGCGTGCCATCAGCCAGTATGCGGCATTGACTGAAGAAGGCCGGGCCATGCTGCAGGCCGATGTTGATCAGATTTATCAGCTGTTTGTTGAATCAGTAGCCTCTAACCGGGGCTGCACTGTTGAGGATGTACTTTTTAACATGGCAGATGGCCGGGTGTTTCTGGGCCAGAAAGCCATTGATGCCGGTCTGGTGGACAGTGTTGCCACCCTGGCCGAAACCATACAGCAGGTCAGGGAGCTTACCCGCACCCCACAAACAAAATCAATCAGCCGGACCAGTGCTGTCACGGCCACAGAAACGGAGAAAAAAATTATGACCATTGACCAACTGAAAGCAGACTGCCCCGAACTGGTAGAGGCCATTGCAGCTGAAGCCACCGCAGGACATGCCGAAGCCCTGGCCGCTGCCCGTGCTGAAGGTGCCGCTGCAGAGATCCAGCGCATCAACGCCGTGCGCGCCTGTTCCATCCCCGGCCATGAGGCCCTTGTCGAACAACTTGCCTTTGATGGCACAAGCCAGGCCAGTGATGCCGCGCTTGCCATTGTAGAGGCAGAAAAAGCCCAGCGCAGTGCAGCTGCAACCGCCGCAGACCTTGAAGCCTCTCCGGCAGTACCGGCTGTTGATGCTGATGATGCTGCCAGCGCAAAAACAATGAAGCGTTCAGACTTTAATGCCCTGAACGAAACCGACCGCCGCGTGGCCCTGGCTGCCGGTACCAAGATCGTTTAATCACTAACTACACTATAAGGAGTTACCACCATGGCAAACACACTAACCGGACTGATCCAGTACATCTATGACACCGTTGATAATGTCAGCAACGAGCCTTGCGGCCTGATAAATGCTGTAACCGTAAGCGGTAAAGCAGAGCAGGCAGCACTTAACCAGGATATCACCTACGACATCACCGCTGTTGGCGCAGAGCGGGACAATACCCCGGCAGCCAACCCCCCAGCATTGGTTGACGAAACAACCGGCGCAGGCACCATGAAACTTACCAAGTCAAAGTCAGTTCCGTTTTACTGGACCGGCGATGATGAAGCTAAAATTGGCCAAGAAGCAAAAACAGGCATCCAGAACAACAAAATTGCCCAGGCAATCCGCCGCCTGCGTAACCTGATCGAGATTGATCTGGGCGCGCTGCATGCACAGGCATCCCGCGCATACGCTGCACATGCCACCACACCTGCTGCCCTGTTTGGTACAAACCTGGGCGAAGTTGCACAGGTCCGCAAGATCCTCCAGGACAACGGCGCTCCCATGGGCGATATCCAGGGTGTACTCGATACCTCATCCGGCGCAAACCTTCGCACCTTGGTTGGGCTTGGGTCATTCCAGGGCGGCAACATGCTTGACAAAGGCGTGCTGATGGATATCTACGGCGTGCCGCTGCGCGAATCTGCCGGTATTGTCACCACCACCGCAGTCGGCACCAACACCGGCCCTTATGTTGTAAACGGTGCTCATGCCCTTGGCGCAACCACCATCACCCTTAAGACAGGCACCGGCACCATCCTGGCTGGAGATGTAATCACCCTGGGCTCAAACACCAAGCACAAATATGTCGTGGTCACCGGTTGCGCTGCAGCTGGCCCGATTACCATTGCTGCACCTGGCCTGCAAACCACTCTGGCAGACGGTAACGCCGTTGTTGTGGTAGGTGTCTGCTCCCGGTCAATGGTCTTTGCACGTTCCGCCATCCATCTGCTGGCACGTCTGCCAAAGCAGCCAGAAGGCGGAGATATGGCAACTGATGAACTGATCGTGCAGGACCCTATCACCGGACTGCCGTTCCGCTTCGCTCAATACAAGGGCTACCATGCCAACCAGTACGAGGTCGGCATCTCCTGGGGTGTTAAAGCTACCGTGCCGCAGCACATGGCGCTGTTGCTGGGTAACTAAGATCTGAAAGCCGGGGCTGGTAGGTAGACAGCCCCGGCGCAGAACCAACGGAGCCTAAATGCAATTCAGCCCCTCTGACATAGCCGCAATGATAGCAGCAATGGGTCAAACCATGCTGATCGGCATCACCCCATTAACCGGCATCTACAGCACCGGACCACGGGAAATAGTCCGTAACGGTGCTGCAGTCTGGACGGATGAACCAACCCTGCTGCTGTCAACGGCTGATGCAGAACTGGTTGAGCTGAACCAGACCATTATAACCATCAACAACGTAGATCACCAGGCATACAACCGCGTGCCGGATGGCGCTGGTTTTGTCGAACTTGATTTAACGAGGGACTTCTGATGACCCGCTTCGAAAAGGCCATACCGCATATTTTGAGGCATGAAGGCGGCTATGTGAACCACCCAAACGATCCGGGTGGAGAAACTAACTTCGGCATCACAAAGCGCAACTACCCAAAGCTGGACATCAAAGGTTTAACCAAAGATCAGGCAATTGAAATCTACCTACGCGACTACTGGCAGTCAGCCTATGACCAGCTGGAAGACGAAGCCGCAGCCATCAAGTTATTTGATATGGCTGTCAACATGGGACACAAGCAGGCTCACAAACTTTTCCAGCGCGCCATTGGTGTAACAGATGACGGCATCATAGGACCGCAAACCATAAAAACAGCCAACGCAACCATTGGTCTGGTTGATCTAGTCTGCCAGCAACAGGCAGCCTTTTACACCATGCTGGCAACCCGTAAACCGCAACTGTACGTTTTTTTAAAGGGCTGGCACCGCCGTGCAGCCTGGAAACCATAAACGGAGGCCACCTGATGCCACCTGAACGCACCCTGTCTGATGCAGACATAGCCGCTCTTTCAAAGGCCCTGGCCGCCAACCACTGCGAATGCTCTTTTTCTGATGATGAAGTCGCCGCAGTGCGGGATCTGCTGAAGCTTTTGCAAGAAACCAGATCAAACATCCTGAAAGGGATTATCACTGTCGTAGTTGGTGGCGTTTTTATAGCCCTGGCTCTGGGCATAAAGGTCTGGGCGAAGCAATGAGCACCGGAAAGTTTTGCAAAAACTGCCCACGGTTTACCAGGGCAAAAAACTGGTGTGACCGCTTTGGTAAATACGTTACCCCGTGGACAGATTGGTGCGAACCTCGCAAGTCAGATTATGAAGCATGGAAATTGGAGGGTTGCAAATGAGCGTGATCAGTGAGCTGGCAAGTGGCGCAACCGGCGGTCTGCTTGGCGGTATCGGGCAGCTGGCCCGTGATATCAGGGAAGCCATTGTCGGTAAAGAAATGACGCCAGAGCTGGCAATGCAGCTGCAGGCAAAAGCCATGGATCTGGAGTTAGCCGCCACCAACGCGCAGATGGAAATGATCACCGCAGAGGCTAAATCAAGCGACCCGTGGACCAGCCGTGCCAGACCATCATTTAATTATGTTTTTTATTTGATACTTCTCACATGCGGCATACTGGCACCTTTGGTCGGGGTATTTTACCCCACTCAGATGGCGTTGTTTTTCGATAACATGAGCAAAGGATTTAGAGCAATACCGAGCGACCTCTATACATTATTCGGTGTCGGTTATGTCGGGTATGTTGGTGGCCGCAGTTGGGAGAAAACCAAAGGTGTGGCACGGTGACAACCCGGCAACAGATAGTCGCTGCACTGGTTGCAGCCATGCAGGCGGTTACTGGCGTCAAGTCCGTTACTCTGGGCAAAGACCCGGCAACCGTATCAGAAATGCCCTGCATTGTTATCAAAGATGGCAGAGCGGACACCGGCAAAGAAACGCTTGACGGCTACACCAAGCACCGCCTGCAGGTAGAACTTACCTACTGGACCACCGGCGTCACTGCCTGGGCTGATGCACAAACCGGTATCAGTCTAATGCTGGCAGCCTTTCAGGTTGATAACACCCTGGGCGGACTGGTGGTGGTTGATGAACTGACCGGCCATGAAGTCTATGCAGCACAGGCAGGCACCATAGAAGCAGTCGGGCTGGCAGAGCTCGCCCTTACCTACTACACAGATTCAGGTTCTATTTAACCATAAGGAGACACCACCATGTCAATCAACGCACTCAAAGCGCAGGGCACCACCCTGCATATCGGCTCCGGCACTTCCGGCGCAAAAACCGTCACTGCCATCACCAAAGCATTTAAGGCAGAAGTAAGCTCCACAGCCCACGGGCTGGTTAAGGGTGATCGCGTAACCTTCGCCTCTGTTGGCGGCATGACAGAAATCAACACACTTACTGCAACCGTTATGGATGCTGGGACCAACACCTTTGTTGTTGATATTGATTCACGGCTGTTTACTACCTACACCAGCGGTGGCACTGCAACCCCGGTAACCTGGGCGAAGGTTGGCGAGTGCAAAGATGTTTCAGCCGGCGGTGCATCGGTCAATGAAATTGACGTAACGGATCTGGATAGCACCGGCAAGGAGTTCTTCCCCGGCCTGCAGGATTCTGGCGATGTCACGGTTGAGATCAACTACCTGCCCACCGATGCCGGACAGGGCGCTGCACGCACCGCCTTTGAAGGCAGCCAGATCAAGAGCTACAAAATCACCACGCCACAGGGCACCACTTACACCTTTAACGCGCTGGTCAAGAACTTTCCTACCATCCCCAAAGCATCGGTTGATGGCGTTCAGTCCGGCAGCATCACCCTTAAAATCAGCGGCAGCGTAACCAAGGCATAAGGGGTAACCAATGGCAACCTTGCAGAAACTTGATCTGCTGAGTATGGGCAGACTTAAAACCCAGCTGGTTGATGTTGATGGCGGTCAGGTCATCATCAGCGAGCTGGGGGCTGCAGATTCATTCAGCCTGTTTAATGACAAGACCAACCAGACGGAAGACGGCATGTTAAAGATGTCAACCTTTGGCCCTTCTTTGGTGGTCCGTTGCCTGGTTGATGATGATGGCAACCGCCTCTTTTCTGATGATGAAGCTGGCCAGCTGGCCCGGTTCAGGCCGCAGATATTCGGCAGGCTTCTGACTGCTGCCATGGACATTAACGGTCTGTCAGGCACAGCACAGGAAACAGATATAAAAAACTAAAGGCCCGGCCAAGGGCGCTGTTTGTGTACCGACTAACCCTTGCGCTGGGCTACCCAAGCCCCGACCATCTGCTTGCCTGCTTAACCAGCAGCCAGCTTGCCGGATGGATGGCATACGGAGCACTTGAACCGTTTGGAGAATACCGCAGCGAATTGCGGCATGGCCAGCAGATGGCACTGCAAGCAAACATCAACAGAGACAGCAAACAAAAGCCAGACCCGTACGCACCAGGCGATTTTATGAACTTTATTGATCAGCCTGAACCACGCGCAGAAACACCGGAAGAATTGGAAGAAAAACTTGCAACTATTTTTGGGTGACCCATGGCTGACAACAAACTCCAAATAAGAATAGCAGCCAGTGATGAGGCGTCCGGCGCGTTTGATAAAATCCAGCGCAAAATGACAGACCTTAATAATCAGGTTGATAAAACCAGCCGCCGGTTTACTGAGATGAATTCAGTTATAACCAGCATGGCCGGGGCTATCAGCCTGGTTGGCGTTGCCGCGCTTACCAAGGATCTGCTGCAGGCCGGGATGCAACTTGACCAGCTTAACAGGCAGTTTGCTGTTTTTGCCGGGTCAGCTGATCTTGGCGCGCGGGAGATGGAATTTGTAAAAGAGGCAGCCAACAAACTGGGCCTTGATATGGTTGGCCTGTCCGGCAGCTATGGCAGGTTTATGAACGCGGTAAAAGGAACCGCAAACGAAGGCCAGAAAGCCCGTGACGCGTTTGTCGGCATTTCTGAGGGCATGGCTGCCACAGGAATGTCTGCCGTCAATCAGGAGCGCGCCTGGGCACAATTAAACCAGGGCATTATGAAGGGCAAGTTTGAGATGGAGGATTTAAAAACCATCAACGAAGCTGGCCTGCCTGTTTTTAAATTAATGGCTGATGCGCTGGGCATAACAACCAAAGAACTGCTTGATATGCAGAAAAAGGGCACCTTGCTGGTTGAGGATGTGCTGCCTAAGCTGGGCGCATCCATGCACAGCACCTTTGGTGTTGCTGCGACAGAAGGGGCTAAATCAGCCGCTGCGGAATTGGCCCGCTTCAATAACGCCATGTTTGAGGCTAAATCAGTAGCTGGTACGGCTTTGCTGCCTGTTTTCACTGACATTGTAAAATTCATCACTCCGGCCATCAGTAAAATTCAAGAAGCTACCGTGGCCGTGCAAATACTTGGCATAAAGCTGGCTGCTAACTCGCAGAAACGTGAAACCTTCTGGGACAACCTGTTTTCAGGCCGTGGTGTTTTCAGCGCTGAAGGGCTCGCCCGTCAAAAAAAGGCAGCCGGAATTGCAGATAGTCTGGCCAAAGAATCAATTGATTCATTGATGGAAAAGAATTTCGGAAAGAAAAATTCAGACTACACCGCAGCAGAAAAAGCAACCCAGGCGCTACGGTCTAAGATGCAGGCCGGTACACAAGCCGGAGCTGCCACAGAATCAGCCTCAAGGAAAGCAGCTGCAGCCCTTGAAAAAGAGCGCAAAGAAGCTGAGCATCTTGAAGCCGCACTAGATAGAATTAGAGAAAAATTATCAAAACGACTTAGTCTTGAAACTGGCGCTCTTGAATCTAGCGCGTCGTTTGGAGCAACAGCATTCAGTAGCCAGGAGCTGCAAATACCCAAAGATAAGCAGCCTTTCAGATCTACAGTCAGGCTAAGCAACACCGGTAGGGAGGACGGAGCACTTAACTACAGCCGCTATAGCCTTACCGGCAGCGGATCTGGTCTTGACCCCAGCCGGTGGGATCAGTCAGCTGACGAATTAAAAAAGGCAGAAGAACAAAAAGCAGAACT